ACGAAGCGCCAGTAAAACGCATTCCGCTTGTTGCTGGCCTTCATTGTATTGTCGCTGTTCCCCGTTCGCGGGTTAACGCCACGAATATGCACCCCTGAAGCGATTTCACCGCGACGGCGGCTTTTCTGAGTGACGACAACAACGTTTTTCTTCAGCTTGCCGGTTTGCTCGGGAGCACGATCAATCACCTCCTGCCGGAGAACTTCAGCCCCGGCACGAGTGGAATCACGAAGGACTTTATTGTTTTCGGCTTTGCTGAGGGTTTGCAGATCTCGGGCGATATCCTGCAGCCCGGAAAAATCCAGATTCACATCAATCATTTTTCGGCCCCCTGTTTGCAGAGAATTTCCAGCCGGGTACCTTTTATATCCGGAACCGGAGGCCCGGTAACGTTAAGAACTGCGCCTTTAAACGGACCAGTACGGACCTTCAATCGGGATGAGGCTGAAATATCCCTGCGAAAACGCACCCAGACTCGGATTGTCGCATCGGCATGCTCTGCGCCAGCGGCTAAGAGCTCCCGACCGCTTATCCCCTTAACCTCGGCCCAGATGGTTTTCCCATCTTCCCAATTTTCAACTGGCTGGCCTGAAGGCGTTCTGGTGGTGGTGAAATTTTGGATGGTGACCCGGTGCCGTAATCGTCCTGCCTGCATAATTCCCCCGCTTAAATACCATAAATTTTGTAAGGCTGGAGAAGTGACTCGACAGTAAACGGAATATCTGTAGCAGCCTGACCGACAGAGACCGTTTCACGGTTTTCGTACCAGTGACCGATAAGCAGAAGCATCGCTGCTTTCACATCATCGCCAGGGAGAATTGAATCAGGATCATCTGCATACCCCTCGCTGGTTTCGGACTCATACATTTTGCGACGAGTCCATGTTTCGACATAACGAGAAGCAGCTCCGATGTAGAGGGTCAATAGTGAGTCGTCATCGGTAAAGTCAGGCTCAATGCGACAGTGCTTTTTAACCACTTCAAGTTCTAACATTATTTTTTAGCCTTCTTCTCTGGCACAGTTTCCGGCTGTTCCGGCTGTTCCGGCTGTTCCGGCTGTTCCGGCTGTTCCGGCTGTTCCGGCTGTTCCGGCTGTTCCGGCTGCGCAGAATTATCAACATCTACCAGCCGTGCATAACCTTTTTGAACCAACTCACGGCCATGCTGTTCCAGCGTCTCCAGTGACTCGCCTTCAGTCACCACTACCCCACCAAAATAAATTGGTTTCACCGCGATAAGTTTCATCGTGTTACTCCGAAAATAGCGGCCCGGAGGCCGCCAGAAAAATTACTGGCCGCCGGAAGCCGGCACAGTAAAGGAGCCATAAATAAATGCTTCAGGGCGTTTTACTGCTAACGCCAGACGCTCTTCACAGCGAATAGAGATCATGTTTTTCTCGAAGTCATCGCTGTTCTCCGTCGAGATCACAACGTTTGCGTCTTCGCGGTCGAAAAGCTGTGCCGCAGCATTAAATGCACCTGTCAGGAACTTGCCCTGGAAAGCTGCTGCTTCAGTGGCGACAACCGGAAGCCCCCACAGCGTCGGCCCCGTCAACGCAGCCGGGTTCGCCAGGATATAGCGCCCCAGGGTGTCTTTAGTCAGTTCGATTTTCGCCCAGTCCATGAAGTGCAGGACGTGACCGGATGCAGGGAATCGGGCAAGTTGAGCCTGAAGCATTGCCAGGCGCAGATCGTCAATACCGTTCTGCTGTTCAACGGCAAATGCCGCGCTGTAAGCCGTGGCCTGCGGCACGATGCCATGGAGGTGAGCGCCAGTGCCATCACCAAACAGAATCTCCTGCTCTTCGACGTACTTAAGGCCGTAACGCATTTCCGCATCAATCATGGACTGCAACTGGGCGAAGTCGTCCAGAATCTGCTTGGATGCCTTGAACATGTGCGCGATGGTTGTCACTGGAGTGATTTTCGGCGTGAACTCAATATTGCTGTACGGCTTGGTTGTGTTCTCCGGTACCACTGCCGCAGCATTGGTAAAGCCGGTCTGCTGCACCCAGAAAATGGCCGGTGAACCCGTACGGCCTGGCGCGATAAGATCGCGAATAAATAACCGCTGCTTTGGCGCTACATCAATACCCGGCAGTCGTTGTGGTTCAACAACCCCCTCAGGAACGTCACTGGAAATCAGCGCAGCTTTTACAGGAACAGAAATACGCTTGTTCCCTTCGATGCTGGACGACAGAACTTTAATGGCTTCAGCAGAGATAACCTGCTGGCCGACAGTTTCAATAACCTGTTTTGCGTTTGCCAGCGGCATCTGTGCAACATGCTGCTCCAGTTCGCCCAGCGCAGCCTTCAGAGTCTTTTCGGCTTCTTTCAGCGCATTAAACTCAGTCGCCATTTTGTCCACGGTTTCTTTGGTTTCCGCCGACAATTTGCCGTTCTTTTTCGCTTCAGTCAGCGCTTCTTCCGCTTTGGCGTTAAATTTGCCGGTTGCTTCTTCAATGGAAGCGGTGACTTTTTTCAGAATCTCGTTTACATCAGACATAAATGGTCCTTATTTGACTAACGCCGCAAGAGCGCTTTCAAGTGAATTGAGGGTTTCAGGTTTGATATCTTCGGCAGCGCCCGGCTTACCATCGGGATCGGTAACAGCGCCCGGCGTGTTACCTGTTAATGCTTTGATTAATTTCCGGCGCTCGGACCGGGGGGTATTTGTTTTCGCCAGCAGTGCATCAAGTTTGCGAAGCGCAGCTGCAGGTGATTCGTCGCCGTCGCTGACCGCATCAGCAGAAAGCAGGCTGTCTGCCAGTCCCTTCGCCACAGCATCGCTGCCACCGATATAACTTTCGGCGTCCATTAGTTTCTGAACGGCGGCAAAATCAAGGCCGGATCGCGCCGCGTAAATATCAGCCATTGCGGTATCGAATGGCTCCAGTGACTGCGCCAGTTCAGCGAAGTCATGGCGGTTTCCCATCGCGTACAACCAGCAGTTATGGATCATCAGAAAGGCACCGCGGCCAATCTGAATATCATCCCCGGCCATCGCAATTATTGAGGCGGCACTGGCAGCAATGCCCAGCACCTTCACCGTTACATGGCCTTCGTATTCGCGGAGAAGGTTATAAATAGCCAGACCTTCGAACATGTCGCCACCCGGCGAGTTGATATTCACCGTAACGTCTGCGCCGTTCATTGAGCGAAGTGCACCGGAAATGCGCTTTGCTGTTACGCCTTCATCCCAGTAATCACGCCCAACGACATCAAAAATTGAAATGGCGTTGTCATTATCGGTTGCAGCTCTGATTCCGCCGTTCCACCGCTCAAGCGCTGAAGGCAAGGGCTCACTGGTAACACCCGCGCACGGGCGCCCCGCCGGAGCAACCGGAAGTTGTCTAATTGTCATGGGGATTGGCTCCTAAGCAGCCTGTTTAAGTGGCGATTGCTCGAAAGGAATATCAGGGAATACGTGGTTATGAAGTTCTCTTACAGCCAGCGCCTGAACCGCCGGGTTGCTGTTTTCAAGATTCTTCAACTGAGTCAGGTTGAGCTGAACTGTATAAATATCACCGCCTTCAATTGGCGGCATATTTTCCAGCCTTCGCACATCGTTGCGCGACATCCAGCCATTTTGCAGGGCGCTGGTATAGTACGCCGCACGTCCTGCGCTATCGGCACGCAGAAGCCCTTCAACGGAGAACTCAGCAAACAAGTCCTCATCACTGTTCAGAAGACAACGCGATATTTCCTGCTCAATATTGACCAGCAGAGGACGCAGGGTATGAGTCAGGAACAGCATGTTCATCCCTTCAAGACTCGAAGCCCAGCTTGATTGTTTTGTCGTATGGCCGACCATAAATGGCGGTACACGAAACCAGCGACAAATTTCCTCAATACTGAATGAACGGCTTTCAAGGAGTTGCGCGGCCTCCGGGTTCATAGTGACATTCTGGTAAGTCAGTTCATTTTCCAGAACCATCAGTTTCCCGGCGTTTTTAGAACCAATAAAAGACTGAAGGTTTTGACGCAATCTTTCTCGCTGTTCCTTATTAAGCGCCGTTTTTGAAGACAGGAAACCGGTACTTTGCAGGCCATTTTCGAAGATTTTTGCCGCGGCTTCATCAACCGACATAGCAGCGCCGAAAACGTCAACCCCGGCCATTGTCGGCATCATCCCGCACACACCATCAAGACCAAATCCGCGGATATGCATCATCCGGTCTACTGGAATGATCCGCTTAACGCTATTTTCCGTGTATGTATACTGTAACTTCCCGCTATCGAGTCGCTTTACAACCATATTCTGCGGAAGTAACGGCACCAGCGAAACCAATTTGCTGCCGATATATAGCTTCTCGACAAATGCATTACCACGCAGGCAAATACTGGCCACAATCATCAACATGAAACGGGAAGGGGTCATTTCCGGGTTAGGACGCCTGCATAATATCTGGTAGGCGGGATTGTTCTGGGCCAGCTTTCGCGATCCATCAGCCTGCCGCTCGTAAATTTTAAGCGGAAGCGTGGAAACTGACTCACTTAAGAGTCTTACGCACGCCCAGACAGCAGAAAGCCGGATAACTTTGTCAGCGGTAACCACTTTTCCGCTACTGCTGGTTCCGTACCACTCCCGCCAGAATTCACCGGTCGTCAGGCTTATGGGAACACCAAGCCAGTTTAAAAGAGCGCTCTTAACGCGCCCTGGTTGCTGTTTATTCTTAGCCATCAGATACCCACTATGATCGGATCGTCAAAAAAGCCCTCTATATCGCCATCATCAGGCTCATAACCTTCTGCAGCACCAATTGCCATCGCCGACGCAACCACACCATCTATTCGACCAGTACTCTTTTTCTTGGCGAATATGCGGTTTTCTTTTTGGTCGGCTTCGGTTACTGCGGAAGCAGCGTTCCATCGGAGGCAGGGGTTTGTTTTAATAATGATTACGCCATCATCGAGCATCTGTTCAAAAAGTTCGATGGAATGAGGCATCCACAGTCCGGAATCCTGCGCCTTGTAGTATCCCTGCCCGTGAGGTATCAGCGGTACTGATACAGAAGCGCTCTCTAATTCCGGCTCAAGATATTTTATGCGGTACTGGTCGAAGGCGATCGCCTTGATATCGAACAACATGGAAAGATCAGCAATGCGCTCAGCAACAAAGCCATATTTCACCGCCTTTCCGGGAGTGGTATGAATATGGCCTCCCCGTTCCCATGCGTCGTAAGGTACGCGGTCTGTTTTCGCTCTATCCAGCAAAGTATCTTTTGGTGTCCAGAACTCCACCAGCAGTTTTCTTTTTTTAGGGAAAAAGAGCGCCAGAGACGTAAGGTCGCGAGTTCCTGAAAGGTCCAGGCCACCATAACATTCTTCTCCCTGCAGCTCCTGCAGGTCAAAGTCCTCTTCGCACCCCATCCACACATCGCTACTCATCCATGGGTTATCGGCATCCACCCACTGACAGAAGTTTAACCGCCGAACAATGCTTTCCTTCGACGGCATCCCCCGAGCCTGAGTAACCTGCTCACGCAGGTAGCGATCGGTAAAAGTATGACCAAGAGAGGGGTTTGCTTTTTTCCAGCAGGACTCGTCCTTGAATGGGTCTTCTCCTTCGTCCAGGGAGCAAATGAAAGAAAAGAAACTGTCATCCTCAATCGAGCCTTCGGCAACTTTACGCCCATACTCGTGATAGTCGTAGCAGACGCTGGTTTTGTCGTGGCCGCTGTTAGTGATCATGAAAATCAACGCCTGGCGACGACCTTTCGTCCCGGCGCGCATCATTTCCACAACCTGGTTGTTTTTGTGCTCGTGAATTTCGTCAATCAGTGCACAGTGTGGGCGTGGCCCTGACTGCCCATCATCCGAACTGATAGGCCGGAAAAATGAGCCGGTCTGAAGAAACGCAAGGTTCCACTCTTTCCCGGCACCGCCTGATTTATTTATTCGCTGCGCTAACGCAGGGGACTGATCCACCATCGCGACAGCATCACGAAAAAGGATCATGGCCTGGTCTTTTTTCGTTGCAGCTGCATATATCTCGGCACGAGGCTCCTTATCTGCTGTTAGACAGTAAAGCCCCACTCCGCCTGCCAGTGGTGATTTGCCGGAACCCTTACCAGATTCAACGTACACCATGCGAAATCTACGATAACCATCCGAGTTCTTCCAGCCGAATATCGACCCTACAATAAAGCACTGCCACGGTAGCAGGTTGAAGGGTTTACCTTCATGCTCACCGCCGTTGAGCTTCAGTACCTTGGCAAAAAAGTCGATGGCGCGCTGCGCCGCTGCAACATCCCATACCAACCCGCGAGCATGGCAGGATTCCAAATCTTTGAGATGTCGCTTACAGGAATTCCTGATGTCAGGCCCGGCGATTTCTTTTCCGGAGTCTACATCCCGTGCATATTGCGTGGCGGGATCAACCGAAGAACTGGTTGAGCGGGTCTTCTTCTTTTTCTCCACCATCTACTTTCACCTTCGTCCTGGCTGCAGGTGTAAGACCGAATTCAACCAGATAACTTTTGAAACGGCGATCAGCGTCGGCCAGCATGGCTACAGCCGGGTTAGCCTTAATCAAAAACCCGCCCTCTGTCTGCACGGTGTAAGTTCGCCCCTCGTCAGCAATAGTCAGGCGAAGCTGTAGAATGTCGGCGTAAATATCGCAGAGTCGTTCGAGCGCCAGCGTATCGGCAATGGTTAAAATGCCCATGCCATCCAGCAGCACGGTCAGCTTCCGCCACGCCACCTTTCCCCAGTCAGTGAGGTGCTCTGGAGGGCTTGGGATTTCTCGCGCTGGCGATGGTTCTTTGTCGTTAAGTTTGCGTTTGCCCGGGTTGCCGGTAACCACTTTGAGGTGGGTCGGTTTCGGGCGTCGTCCTGCCATCGGAACCTCCCTGAAAAAAACTTTTCATTTCGCGGTTGTGCACAAAAAGGACTGGCGGCGGTCATTTGGGTTCGAGGTTCTGAACTTTTGACCCGCCCCTCCCCTCAGATGAGAATTAATATCATTTGAATACTAATTATTTCAAGTAACAATCACTTTTGAGGTGTATTGATAATGGTTATCACTTAAACCAATGAGAAGCCGGGTCCAGTGGCATCCCGTTTTCATCGCAGCCGATCACGGTGCCACGCTTCTCCATTCGCTGCTTCGTTGAATCGTGGTGCTGCTTACACAACCCTTGCCAGTTCTTCCGGCTCCAGAAAAGCTTTTGCGCCTTCGCTATTGCCTGGCTGTCACCAGAGCGCAGAGCCTCTTTCAGTTTGTGCGGGGTGATGTGATCAACCACCGTTGCCGCTGTCACCCTGCCTTGCTCCTGGCAC